AAGATAAAATCATCAAAAGTGTTTGTACCTTGATTGTCTCGTCGGACGCCAATGACATTTAAATTAAGTTTTCTATCTGGGGTATCGAAGAATTTATATTCCTGCGCCTGGAAATATGATTTTATATTCTCAGGGTTCAGAATCTCTATCAGAGATTTCGGTGGGAGTGGTTGCACTTTCTTCTTGGGAAGTTTGGTGATCAGATTTGCTAGTAGATTTAATAAGTGAGTCAACAAGTTCTTGCACCTCTTTATCATTATTCTTCATTCGATATACTAGTTTACTATCATCTTCAGTAAACTTTAAGTCAGCTAGGTCAGTTTTATAATACATCAACATCGTTAAGTAGGCAGTCAAATTAAAATCAGGATCACTTACCACCTTTTCCCGAATCCACTTCATAACCCGAGCAGCAAAGAAGGCCTTCTCAGCATGTAGAAGGTTATTGTTACCCTCTTGGATATATCCTTCGTCGTGCAGCAGCTTCATTAAGTCAAAACTCATATTTTTTCTCGCATAAAAAAACGACCCCCTAAGGAGGTCGCTCTTTATTTTACAGTGACACTGGTAGTCCTGTCAGTTTAGTTGCGGCTGAGAAGACGCTCGACCACTCGCTTAAGAACAGCTTCGGTGAGTTCTTCATCATCGACTACTTCAAGCTCAAGCTCTTCATCGGTACGGTTATAAGCCTTGTGACCCATTCCCATAGCAGCTTCATCATCAGCAAGATCTTCGAGATCATCGGCGGCAGCTTCCATATCCATGGCAGCGCCTTCCATATCTCCAGCCTCTTCTTCAGACTCGACATCTACCTCGACGCCAGTGACCTGAGAAACGGCATCAGCAATGGCTTGAACCAAAACTTCTGCTTCTTCTTCGCTCATCTGGACATCGGCACTTTCGTCGCCCATTTCCATTTCAGCGCCCATCATTTCTTCTTCACCACCATCAGCATCCATTTCAACTGCGGCGTCGATTTCCATCTCCTCTTCCTCTTCGAGCGTATCAATGTAGCTCTCGGTAAGAGTTGCCATATTGGCAAGCTTGCCCCAGCGGCGCATGATGCTTTCGTTAACAAGAGTAGTCTTCTTCTTAGTCATTATAATGATCTCCTTAGATCGATTGTTAAAAGACAATCACCTTTAAATAGTTTGGGATTATTAAAAAACCCCTATTGATCCTCAAAATCTTCAAAAACTCCAGCAGCGTCTAACTTATTGAATGCCGCATGTTCAATCTGGCTAATTCTAGGGAAGCTAACTCCCATGCGATCAGCCACTTCTCGAAGACTTAAGCCCTGTTCATGTTTGCGAGCGCAAACCACAGCACAGTTAAGGTCCTCTTCGAAATCCATCCAGTTTCTACACTGGCTTTGATCGCAGCCTAGGCGCCACTTTTCATGGACCTCGAAACAAGTGGGGTTAGCACTATATTGGGTCTCGTCTTTAGAGGGTTCACGGTTTAGATCATCTTGTTGGTCACGGGAATCTTTACGATAAAACATTTATTTTCTCCGAGCGTTGTCAGTGTTAAAAATGTGAGTGGCACTCTCACTAGAACCCGCCGAGGTTTGACGGGCCCATTCTACCTTGTGTTGAAGTTCTGTCAAGTTTCGGGCTCCCGTGTAGGAGAAGCCGCTCTTAATCCCACCTCGCAGATTCTCTAAAATAGCTGAGATGCTTCCCTTATAAGGAATGTATGAAGATACTCCTTCAGGTGTAGAGGTCTTATTACGCCAATTCATCTGGGCGTCTTCGGATGCCATGCCTCGATACTCTTTAGCACGAGAGCCGTCAGGCAATGTAATAATCTTTCCGGGGCTTTCAGTTGTTCCAGCTAAAAGCGAGCCGCACATTACAAAATCTGCGCCGGCTGCTAGAGCTTTAACAATATCTCCCGAGGTTTTGATACCGCCGTCTGCGATGATCTTGACATCCCTGTCCGTCCTCGCACAGTCGAAGATGGTTTGGAGACCGGGTAGACCGTGCCCTGTGACAATCCGAGTAGAACAAATGGAGCCGCCACCAATGTTACACCGTACAGCATTAGCTCCCCAATCAGCAACATCATTAATACCCTCCAAAGTACAAATATTACCAGCAATAATATAAATATCATCACCGAATGCCTTTCTCAGTTCGTGGAGAGCATTTTTCATCATAATATGATGCCCGTGGGCCACATCTACGCAAAGTACCTTGGCACCTAACGCCACCACTGTGGTAGCTCGCTCTAAGAAATCTCCCGAAACACCAATCGCTGCGGCGGTAACTGGGGACTCAAAATCCTGGCTGATAACAGCGCCAGCCTGGGATACTAGCCGTCCCTGCTCAGTAATACTATTGTAACGATGGATGACCGCAAGACCTCCAGCCTTAGCCATAGCAACGCTCATATCAATTTCAGATACTGTATCCATAGGGGAGGCCAGAATCGGAAGTTGTAACCTAATTGTTTCATTAAGGTTGCTCGAAATGTCCACCTCTTGACGAGACTGAATGTCACTGTATTGTGGTACAATGAGCATGTCGTCATAGGTGACTGCCTCTTTAAATTTCATTTATTGTTCCTTCTGTTGGTTAAACAAATTTTCATGAATGTGGCAAAGAACCCCGTGCTTGATCTTTCCCTTTCCAGATCCTTTCATCTGAATATGAAAAAGCGTTTTGCCGGAGTCGTTCTTCAGATGAATAGCAGTAGGATTATAGAGCCAGCTTGCCGAGCGAACCTGATCCATAACTTGATCTGTCGTCAATCTCTTTCGATTATAGACCAGATGATTAATATTAAACTTTCCAGAGATGAAATAAAGAATTACTTGTTCTTTATTATTTTCCAGGAACTTCTTAAACTCATTTACAGAACTGTCCGGAATCTCATCCATCCGATACCGCCGGCGGGGCATGTGCTCATACTCCAGGTTTCCAAAGAACTTCTTTACAAACTCAGTACACTCCGCCCCAAGAGAAAAGTCCGCAATAAACCTCTCCTGACTTGTCAGGTGTACCTGAGTGCTGCTACTTTTAGCATTCTTAATACTCCAATTGGAACCATCCGGATGCGTACCATCAACCTTTGTGCGTGAGCCACCGACTTGGGTCAACCCAAACAGTTCGCAAATCTGTAACTCCTTTGTCCCGGAGTTCTCTTCGCGAACTTGGCGTCCGATTTCTTGTTTCTGTTCAAGCGTTAAATTCATTTTTCTCTCCATCTACTAATTTTTTAGCTTTCTCTTGGCACGCAGGACAAAAAAGACTAACCCGATTCTCCTGGTTGTATACCACAACCTGCCAAGTCATGTGAGCTTCACGGGTCTTGGGAAATTCCTCACTACAAGCAGAACATTTATCTGGCAGCCGGTCAAACATATTCATCTGTTTGGTAATCTGCTGTTGCTGATCTTGGGCAAGCTTCCGATTCTTCTTCTTCTTTTTGGCTCTTTTAATTTTCTTTGCGTGTTTCTTATCCACTTATCACCTCGAATGGTTCAGTCCGATAATCATATACCCACTCCGGAATCTTGTCAACTGGATAACGCAAGCGTGGCTTGGAAGCATAGAACTTACGATAAGACACCACAGGATTGTCCGAGCGGAACTCGTCAGGCATAGCAAGACGAAGTGGCGTGCATTCCGTGGTAGGAAATAGATCTGGGTCAAACATATCAATGAGAGTCTTAAGTACTGCTTGACATTTATGAGTCTTGTTGAAGCGATGCTCGTACTCATCGATCATAGCCTGACAGTGCAGTGCAAGGTTCATATAGTTACTTGCCGACTCAGCAGCCCACAGGCACGACGGGTGCTTGGGATTGAATGAGCGGTAAGGAGCCTTAAGACCCTGCTCGTTGATGACTGTTGACATGATCTGACATGACTCTAAGATCATCTTGACCACACGCAGGTTGTCCTGCGACTGGGCTGACTTCTCCCAGTCAATCTGTCCCGTCTCTTCATCGCCTTCGATGGCAAAAATATTCATGAACCCTCCACTAGTTTTAAATCTTTTTGGAATATATATTCCTCACTCTGCCGATACTTTCCACACCACTGGACGAGCACAACCACAGGGTCGCCACGCCGACGGGCAATCTGAGTAGACTTGACCAGTCCAACAAGAGGATTGGCAGGGTGATTATACTTTACCAGTTGACCTGGCTTGAACTTAGGCATGATTGCCATCAGTCTCTCACTTTCCAAACAGCTTTTGCGGGAACATAATTCCCAGGAATTATCTTAGGGCGTAAGCCACACCACTTAACCTCAAGCAGGACCGGGTGACCATGGCGAGGAGCGGGAAGAGTTTTCTCGACTAACCCTAGAAACCTGTATCCATCCAAGTTGTACTCGACTAGATCACCCGGTGCAAGCTGAGGCGTTAAGCTCATGTGATTTCTGACTCACGATGAGCGACCGTGCCAGCGTCAGCCCAATTAATGGTCCACCACTTTTCACCTTTGCGCCAGAATGGACCCAACACATAACCAGTATCGCCAGTCTCTGGGTCTGTAACACAGGCGCCTTTGTCTAGCTTAAGATCATTACTCATTTATTTTCTCCTTCGTTAATGAGTGTATCACAGGAACTCACAATGTCAAAACAATTGTGAGCATTATTTAACATTTCTTCAAACCGCTCCCCAGTTGCTACCCACTGCATTTTTACATACTGGCGGGGGGGATAGCCGTTGCTTGGCGCAGGCCCAGGATAAGCCTTCTCAAGGACCAAAGCTAGTCTACCATATTGATGGCTACTGCGTCCTCGCAAAAGAGTTCCGGGCTGTTGAACCGCCCACATCTTATCGGCACTATCCAGCATGACTGACCACCTCCCAGTTCATCGGTATAAAAATAGTTCGGGCTCCGTTGGGAAATATAATGTCATGTGAAATATATGTTCCGCCGGGACGCAATACCAACAAGGCAAACTCACCGTTATTCTTAATGGTGTCATTGTTGCGGCACCACTTCTTGACTCGCAGCAAACTACCTACAGGAATGTCTTCAGGGTTTGACCTAAGTCGTGAGTTATAAGTTTCTCGTTCCATTATAGTTCCGCCAAATATTGAACTGGGAATTGTTTGGAGACCGAGGAGCCAAACATTACATCGACAAACTCAAGCTCGCCTCCGAGATATGATTCGTCAAGCGCCCAGTAGTTGGACTTGGTGATGATGCCGAGTACTCGGTTGGAAGCAACTGCTACCAACTCTCCAACATTATATAATCTATGTTCCATCACCACAGCCTTGTCGTTAGCTTATTCTCGGAAAGAAAACAATCTGTACCGTCAGGTCTCATAACCTTCCAGTGTTGTTTATTAATTTTCTCCATCAAAAGCAGTGGTGCCTTGCATTCAGCCAGGTCAATAAACCATAGGGTAGAGTAAGCATTGATCGCAGTCTTTCTGATGCGAACTAAATCACCTGGCTTCACTTAACACCTCCAGAGATTGTGGATAGTGAACCTTGCTTTCCGGCATACCATCTAGATGAACATAGGTAACCTCGCCTTTGATCTCACGGGTTTTAAGTATAAGATATACTTCTTTGTTCCCTCGGTGCCGTACCAAATCTCCTGGCTTCACGAATACTCCCTCAAGTTCTGGGCGTAGTCTACGAACACTGGCGTGCCGTCTGCTGGCTGACACTTGTAAAAGATGTCGCCCTCGGCTCCCTCATAGTCTCGGTCAAACTCACAGGCTGGGGATACTTCCATAACCACAGCAACCTTTGGGATCTCGTTCTCACCAGCCGCCAAGCTGACGACCAACATACCAGGCTGAATCTCACAGCGTTTGCGGATTGACTCTACTAACTCTTTTCCGTACAACATATCTCTCTCCATTTCTTATATCTTATATTACTATGGATATGATATTTGTCAAGCTTTTTATTCGGTTCCCGAAGATAATAATGTCAGGTGGTCTGCCCTGATCCAGTAGTCTTTTTCAGGTGTCCTCACTTTGAATTTGTTGTCGGCTGTGAAAACATAACGCTGCTCTATAACAATTCCGGATACCTTTTCTGTATCAATATATTCTTCAGTTACCCGTACAGTCCTCTTAAACTCTACAAGGTCACCGAGTTGGTAGCGGAAGCTAGGATTCACTGATTAGCTCTAAATGATGAATTGAATAATAACTAGTGTCTGGTGATTCAAGCCAGTCAACTAGAACGCAGGTCGTGCCGTGGTTCTTTACTTCGGGCTCCGACAGCACAAGTCCCATAGGCGTCCAGCCCTTCATTGCAGCGGCATCCCAGTTTATGATCCTTACCAAATCACCGGGCTTCACGCCACACCTCTAGTTCTTCTCTGTACCATTCTCGTTCTTTTCCGTCAACAATGGTCGTATAAATCGCAGGCTTAGTTGCTTCATCCACATGGATAAGTAACATCTTCATGCCACCAATACCTCGGTCAGCAAAGATGTTTGGGGCCTGCCTCACAAGGTCACCGGGTTTCATTAATCACCTTCACATCATCTGAATAAAAAACCTCTTGTGGAGAGAAACCTTCTAAGTGAAAGAAGGCAACCCTTCCTTTGATTTCTCTTACCGCAGTTACAAGGTGTACTGTTTTATTTCTTTTGTGTTTCACCAAATCACCAGGCTTCATCGTCATCTCCTAGCGATCCAGAATGCACACCTTTCCAGTATGCTTCCTTAATTACTGCCTCAATATCCCCCCAGGACGGAGGCCATTTCTCAATCCGAGAAACATGTTCCTCAAAGATTTCTTTAATATTATCATTATCTCTAGGCTTCATTTATCAACTCCAATTCACAAGTGTTCTGTCCCCTGGTCTCTCCATCGTCCCAGAGCACCTCTACAACATCCATCACACCCCAAGCGAGAACAATAACTCCCGTTTGACCTTCAAGTCCAAAAGTGTGGTCTCCCATACGAACCAGATCACCTTGCTTCACTGACCACCTCCATATTATCTTCGTGGACTAGAACATTTTCGCCATCGGTCATACGCTTGACAATCCAGTTGTACCCACGGCTTTGACGAACAATCATACCCAAAGTTTTGTTGTAATACTTATCAACATTGACTAGGGCACCGATACCGAAACCTTGTGATGTAATCAAGATACCACCTCCACTAACATATCTAATGATTTACAGTTCGACCACTGAGCACGACCATCATCCCAGTTAATAACGAACACAGGTTGACCATCCCAGTTGTTCCGCTCATCTAGCGATTGAAGAACTTCACCTTCAACACCTAAATAAAGGAATGCTGGCGAACGATGCATAACTTTGGAACCTACTTTGAGCACTTATCTCTCCCTCATTTCTATATTAATATAATACTACAGATTAAGAAGAAGTCAAGGATTATTTTCATTTAATACTTTATTAAGTTTATTGGCTCCTTCAATGGTATACTTGGCCGCCGACTTGGCTGCCAACTCAGCTTCAACCTTAAGACGCTTAGCGGCGTCAGGGTTAGAGAGTGTAAAGTTAATAGTGAAATAGGCAACAACACCAAACATCAACAAACGAATCATTTATTCCTTCTTTCGTTAGTTAAAAAGATTGCGAACCAGAAGTAAAAATCTGGAAAAAATGGAGGAAGAATTTTTCGGAGCAAACTGGATTTTAGTAACTTCTTCCATTTGCGAGAAATATGTTTGCTCTCTGTACTGCTGGAGCAAGTTAGGATCTTGAAGAACCCATTTTCTTAAACAGTCCCACTCTAAAAGATCTTGGGGTGTTCGGAAAGGCTGTGATTCTAGAACAGCAAGTCGTCGTAAAGCAGTAGCCACTTTGATATCCTCCAACATTAGTATAGCACCTCTAAGGCAGGGGTCAAGCTTTTTTTGCTACCGTTTACATAACCAGTTCTTCCTTTCTTACTCTATAGTAATTATAATTTAAAACTATCTATCGCCCGTTGAACCTAGGGCACCATCACCTCTGCTTGTTTCGTCGTCGTAAATATTATCGGCTTCCACTAAACTAACATCGGTGGTAATCTTAACTAAAACCGCCTGAGCAATCTTGTCGCCTGAATGGATCGTTTGGTTTCGGTGTGTAACATTGTGGAGGTTGACAAAAATCTCTCCTGTGTATCCCCGATCAACCACACACGCTCCAACAAGTAGTCCACGCTTGGATGCGATACCTGACTTGTTTTTGATCTCCAACATATAACCTTCCGGCACTTCAATCTTTAATCCCGTGGGGATCACCGATGATCCAAAGGGCAGTACTGTTTCAATCTGGCTGTCTAACTCTGGCTTGGGTGTGGGGCAGAAAAACAAATCCATTCCGGCATCAGTTGCGTGAGCCCGCACAGGCATCTTGGCTTCTTCGTGAAGTCTCTGAACTCTTACTTTCATTTTGTTGTCCTCTACTTTAATTTGATTTCCCGGTCGGTCTGCACAGGCTGGCTTCAGGTCACAACCGCAGTCATAACATTCATCACTAACACTAAATAATTGGCTTTGGTCAATCAAGTGAGCCTCCTAAAGCTGCGTCTGATAGAGCGGGTACTGAATCCCCACTTCTCGTTATATTCTAAGTTAGCAACATATACTTTGTTAAGAGAAATCTTATCGTCATCTCTGACACCCCAACAGCGGATGTTCGCATCAAAGGCGTTGCTGTCGGTTGTGCTGATGACCCAGTATTCTTTTCCGTTCTTTGTCTTCTTTACTTTTACTTCCCTTGGAATGAACCAGACCAGCTTGAGGTCAGGGTCGTACTCACTGATGGGCGGGCAGCCACGAGTCATCAGGTTGTCCTGAATCTCTTGCGGCATAATCTCGTGGATGGGGAAGATGCCTGTGAGCGATGCGAAGTGTTCCAACTTCTCCTCCTCGGAGAAGTCTCCTTCGGGAGCATACATCTCGATGTTCTCAATCAGGTTCTTTTCCTTGCGGGGTCTGTCCACCGCAACCGCTGACCAGTAGTGCTTCAGCCCGGTAAACCGATCATCCATTAACTCGTCTAGGGCTTTGCTCCTGACTAGAACATCCAAAGCTTTTTTGTTAAGCTTAGAATATGTAATGCCCTCATTAAATAAGAACTCCTCAATACTATTGAAGGGTCGGTTGGTTACAATCTGGTCGATGGCACTATCGCCAAGACCTTTGATGCCGGCAAGCGGCTGAATCAAAGTGTTGCCATCTTCACCGATCTCCCAGACTCTACCTGATTTGTTGATACTCGGAGGCACAATCTCAAACCCAAAGGACTTGGCTGTGTTGATTGCTCCTGCCTTCTTGTCTTCTGGCTCCTTGTCCAAGAACGCAGCCATCCACTCCACTGGGTAGTAATGACTTAACCAAGCGCACTGGAAGGACACCGCTCCGTAGGATACAGCGTGTGATAGGTTGAAGCCGTAGCCTGAGAAGAACTCCATGTTTGCCCACTGCTTGTCGGCAATCTCTTTGGAGAGCCCGTGTTCGGCACAGCCCGCTACGAACTTCTTGTACAGGTTATCTTTTACTTTATCTTTCCCTGTTCCCTTTTTAGTCAGGACCTTGCGGAGAAGGTTGCCCTCATCCAGTGAGATGTCCTTGCCGAGTTTGTGGGCGAGCATAGCCAACTGCTCTTGGAAGACTAGGAGACCATAGGTTTCTCCGAGCACCTCTTTGATGATTGGGTGGTCGTAATGGACTTGCCCAGGGTTGGTCTTGTTCGTCACATACAGGCTGTGAGCCTTGGCGCTAAGTGGACCAGGGCGGAAGATAGCCGTGACTGCTGCGAAGTCCAAAAGAGATTCTGGCTGGGCTTCTTGGCAGAACCGCTGGGCTCCCCCGTTAGTCATCTGGAAGATGCCAGCCCACTTGCCTTCGTGGAACACTTCCTTCCAGACTTGCTGATTATCAAAGTCAATGGTATCTGGATGGAGATGAGTATTATAATAATCCCTTACTTGTTCGAAGGTCGGCTCCTCAATGCCTTGATGGCGCTTAAGGATATGACGAATCGCTCCCGAAATCATACGGAGAGTTGACAAGCCGAGCAAGTCAAACTTAATAAACCCGAGTGGCTCAAGGTGTCTAACATTTTGTCCTTCACTCCACGGGGTCTGGATGACACCGCCGGAGTTGATCAGGGGCATGTGACGGTCAAGGTTCTCCGCAACAACAACCCCACCAGCGTGCCGAGAAATACTCCGCATATTGCCGAACAAGTGATCGACATGAGTAGCAACCTCTGGGTACTTTTCGAAAAATGCTTGGAGTGTTTCACTATATTCTTTTACCTCGTCAAATGTGGGAGTGTAGACACCGGCTGTCTGCCCGTGAGCCTTCTTGGCTAGAGGGGTGGCTTCCGCCATCATCACACCAGTCACCTTGTTGACCTCGGCGAACGGAATGTCATAGAACTTACCGATGTCTTTGATCAGCGAGCGCAATTGGAGCGTGTTAAAATTGCTGATGGGGACAACATTCACACCGATCTCAGCCCACTCTTCTGCGAGTTGTTGCTTCAGTTCCATTGGCTCCTCAACATCGAAGTCAATGTCGGGGTAGCCCTTACCGCCCTTAGTTAAGAATCTCTCAAACTGGAGAGCATACTTGATCGGATCGATCTGAGTGATGTCCAAAACATAAGACAGGAGTGAACCAGCGGCTGAACCTCGTCCAAGTCCTACCAGCATTTCCTCTTGGGCTTTGTCCGAGATGGCTTTCATCGTCAGGAAGTATTGAGCGAACCCACGCTCCTTGATAATGTTGAGTTCATATTTGAGGCGATCCACATACTCTGGGTCTGTGATATTCTTTTCTTTCATTCCCGCCAAGGCGTCAGAGGTCAGAGCCTGGATGGCTGTCTTGCCTTCGGGCACCACAAACTCTGGGAGTCGAACGGTACTATCAGGCAGGAAGTCTTCACAGCGGTCAAAGGCAATGTGATGTGTGCGCTCAATAGAGTCACGGACAAAAGTATCGTCGTACTCTGTGCGATGCTTGGCAGAGTAACTCTTGTAGCTCTCCCACATCTGGTCGCCATTCTTAGGATAGAGTTCGTAGCCGATCTCCTCAACCGAATCAGGGAGACCGTTGCCGCCCTCAGCCCATGCTGGGATCTTGCCACCCCAGCCGATGCGCTTGTACATCTCTCGCTCTTTCCAAAGCTCTGGTCGTGGGTAGTGGCTGTCGGCAGTGCTGATAACTTCTACGCCCATTTCCATACAGGCTTGGATGATATAATTGTTGCCGAGATGCTGCTCGGGAATATCATTCCATTGGACTTCCCCGTAGAACCTGTCGCCGAAAATCTCCTTGAACTGAGCGATGGTGTCTCGCATTGCCGAAAGCACATGGTCAGGACTCTTGTCTCGGTTCCTCCAGAAGTCTCCAAACAGAGGACCGGACAAGCAAGCGGTGCTAATGATTAGCCCCTCGTTATACTTGTCCAGCATCTCAAAGTCCATGCGAGGATAACGATAAAAGTTTTCAGGCTGGTAACTATCAGACACTAGCTTGAATAAGTTATTTAGACCTGTCTGATTCTGAGCGACCATCACAAGATGGCTTCGTCGGTTGAGTGGGTTGAACTTCTTTTGGCGGTCCTCATCCTCGATGACCATCCCATACTCTTCCTTCTTCTGCTTCTTAGAGTTGGCCTTATGCTCCTCATACATCTGCCGCCACTTACGATGGGACTTAATGAAGTAGGATTCACATCCGTAGATGGCTCGGAAGTCTTTGCCGCCCTCCTTCATTTTCTTTAAGTGCTCCACCTGAAACGAGAGCCCGTTCATGTGACCGTGGTCGGTCAGGGCGTGGGCGTTCATCCCGTTCTCGTAGGCGAAGTCCATATGCTCCCCAGGCATTCCCAGTCCGTCAAACGGTGAGAGTCCCGAGTGAGCATGTAATCCCACGAATGGGATCTTGCTTTCAATTCGGTTAGTCATTGACTACCTTTCTATTTTGGTACGATATTATTATAGCAGAGATTCGGGATTGTTCAAGAAAAAAATGAGCAGGGCACCCGACGCCCTGCTCTCCACCCATCATGTGGGGATCCCCAATTGTTTTAAGTAGGGTTATTATTTTTCTTCTTCCTGTTTATCTTCTTCGGGCTTGCCGCCATAGACATCCTTGTGTCCGTCTTGATAGGTGATAATTGTTTGATTGGCTGGATGTGGTTCGATGTGAACCTTAACAAAATCACTCATACTATCAAAGATCGCAATGCCTCCACGGGGTGGTGGATAGAGCCAGTGAACAACGCATTGACCTGTCGCCATGACAACGCCCTCAATCACTACGCCTTCGCCCGAAACACCTGTCTCATCCTGTTGACGGAAAACCGTGAAACTGGTAATCCCTCGTGGTGCCAACTTTGAGGGTGGCTTGGGGATTAAATCGTCAGTAACTTCTTCAACCGTTTTCTGTTCGTCGCTCATCTTCATATCTCCCATGGGCATCCATGACATTTTTCAGCCATTGGACGCTAACTGGTTTTAAGTATTCACAGCGAAACTCATTCGTATGAACTGTTTTGGAATTTAATTCCTTATCCCATTCAACTCTAGCTTTGTGAATATCGTCCTCAAAAAAGTTTACCGTAAAGTGAGTCCAGCCCTCATCATCCGTGCGCTCTGACTCCACTACTCCCATGCGAAGCAGTCCGTGGTGGAAACTCATTACAAATGTTCCTATGTTAATGCCATAGGATTCACCATCTAATCTCATTGAATTACCTTTCTATGCCTCTAAACTTCTTTGATCCTCATAAGGAACACGATCGGCAGCTATAGGTTCAAATAATACCACAACATCAAAGTTGCGTAAAGAGTAAAACATTCCATCATAGTCTTTTGCAACAGTCCGAAATAAGTCACCCCATGTCCCCTCGTCGTCACCCTGATAAAGTCTCTCGGTGGGATTGTCCGGGCTTATAAGTCCGTTGGGGTACTCTTCCGATTTCACTCGGTCATAGCCGAGTGGGTCCTCACGAAAATCATATAATCTTGCGGAAGGTATATCATAAGAATATAATGTTTTCCCTTGAGCTACATCTCTTTCTCTTTGCTTGGGATGAAGATAGAAAAAAGACCTAGGGAAATTGCTTCGTTGTTTTTCATTTCGGGAATAAGAGGAAGCTCCAAATTTAGATGGGTCAATAACTAAATTATCAGGTTGTCCTGTGTAGCCCATATCCGCATAATGATAAAGCGTCGTGACGCCACCTTTATCATAATCACTCAGTTCACCTTCGTTTAAGAACTTACGAAAGTTATCAATTAAATTTTTCATAGATTATTTTTTAACTCCTTCAAGCGCATCTTCAAGATTTGACGATGATGCCACCGAGACTTAGGAGTACGGTTTTCCTCTAGAGATTTCCTAGATCGGTCCTTGATCTCGTCGATCAAATCCTTATTAGCACTTGCTTGCAGGTCCGACAGAACAGGAATATCAACATAATCACTAGACTCTTTAGAAATTACTATCTCATATTGTTCGTCAAAAAAAGGAATAACAAATTTACGACCAGCAGACTGGCGCTCCTGAGAATAGAAGTCTTCTCGGGACTGGACACTCTCATCACTAAGAGCAATGTCACGAGTTTGAACTATCTTATCTCCCTCAATATAATAGAAAGTAAACCCTAAGGGGTCGCCATCTTCATCAAAGTTTTTCTCTCCCCAAATAACAGCCTCTTGGTCAAATTTAATCCCCGCCGCAATCGTCTCATCTTTAGTTATGTTATTAACAATAAAGGATTTCTCAGGCCCACCAAAACTTCCACGAATTCTAATGAAGCCAAGCCCACGATCTCGGAGCCACTGCGCAAGCTCCAAGTTCAAACTCTTATTAACCTTCAAAGGAAGCGGTTCCCCCATTGGATTACCCGCTGTTAAGAACGCTACCGAATCAACGGATGGAACACCACCAGATAAGATATCTATAATTCTATTGAACCCTGATTCTTTGATGAGGAACTTTTTCCAATTGGTTGATGTTTTTTTGTTCATTTTATTCTGCGCAAATAAGGTGACTCTCGCCAACAAAAGTATACTTCTGACCCTTGACGGTTATCTCTTCTGTACCAAACGAATGAATCACGACAGTCTTGCCTGTGAAGTCTTCCGTGCAATTATCCGCACACGAAATCACCTTAGCTAAGGCATACTCCTCTATCTTTTCCTCAGTAGGTACAAAGAAAACTCCCTGCTTTGGCTCCTCCTTGATTATTTCAATAAGTAGTCTGCGGTTCAATGGTTTCATCGTAATTCCTTCCAGTAGTCTTGGAGCATTTCAAATTCAAAGCGAGA